ATACAGAATACAACACACCACGTACCTTTCCTCTCGCGGAGTAATCAGTCGTTTTTTGCGATCGGTGTCCGTACTGCTACGTCCACTAACCACTCAAACTGCATACGAGCCCTTAGGAGCGACCCTTTGGACCAATACACTACCCTTTCTCATACCTGTTGGCAAGTTGGTTTTGTTGTGAGGTCAGCACCACCTGTTACTCTCCATGCACCCTGGTTCCCTTGCGGGCCAGTCGACACACATTCTTTCCACAACACTTGCTTCACAGTTACAACCACCGGTCTTATCAGTGATCGCTACCTCGCGGTAGTGAGCAGGCTTGTCTAAACGAACCATTGCTGGCGGAGTTATGTAGGCATACCTCCTTTGGGCCGGTCACCCGGCTTATTCTTCGTAAACGGCAAGCCGCCTACAGGATATTAAACTACCCCAAAACTTTATTTGTTCTGTCCTCTGCACTATATGCCTGGCTCAACAGCTTTACTCGAGTTTACTGTTTATTGCTTCGGTTACATAATGCTTGATCATGCTTCTGAGCTTACAGAAGACAGAACAAATAAAGTTATCTAACTAAGTCTCTATTGTATTACAATATTGAATTGTTGTCAACAACTTTTTATCAAATTGGGCAAACTCATTGCGGGCAGGACTTGAACCTGCATGTGGCGTTTATTTCCACCAGCCCCATAACGGGCCTATGTCTACCATTCCATCACCGCGAGTTCCTGAGGTTAATTACTCCCCAGCATGGATACTACCTGCAGATAGTATTGACCATATTGAAACACACTCTGCAACGATTTTCACGTTCGACTATCCCGCCCTTGCGGATCTTACCGTATTTGCTACGTTGCTGTTAGTGTTTCACCGGTTTACTAGACTAACAGTTTCGGGATTTTAAAATGTATTTCAATATGCTGACCCGTTTAACGTCCGGATCAGCAAGACGGGGTCTGTAGACTGCATACAACTTATCACATTGTACCCCGTATGCAAGGGGGAGTTTGGTGCGGCTGGCAGGATTCGAACCCACGACCCTCTGGTTCGTAGCCAGATACTCTATCCAACTGAGCTACAGCCGCATTGATTAAATTTGTTGTAGTAGTTCCCCCATCGTTATAGGAACCATTCACCTGGATTAACAAAGCCCGGGCAGGACTCGGTACGTCATTACAGTTACTGATCCAACGTGTCTATTTTTTGCTAGGGTTTTGCGCCCCCCGTTGTTTACTCTTGCTTTGGCTGGCCAGCTACTAACAAAAGTGACTTTCACTTACTAACACTACAACAAAACTTGGTGCACCTAACAGGAATCAAACCTGTCTACGTTTGGCTTCAAATCCAACTCGTAATGTCAATCCAGCGCATAAATTGGCTCCGCGTGTGAGGATCGAACTCACCTAACCACTGATTAACAGTCAGGTCCCTGCACCTTGCTTGGATTTCGCGGAATAGAACTTGCTACAGGACGCTTGTGTCGTTTAAGCTCGAGCACGGATGCAGAGCTCCTCTAAACTTGGTGCAGCCAAAGGAGTCGAACCTTTGCGGGAATCTAGAATGCGGCGCACAGGGCGCCTACCCAACCACTACTGCATAAAAATGGCGCCCCGTAGGGGAATCGAACCCCTGTGTCCAGATAGACAGTCTAGCATAATAACCATTATATCAACGGAGCAAAATTTGGTGGAGATGGTGTGAGTCGAACACACAATGCCGAAGCGGCGGATTTACAGTCCACTGGGGTTACCAATTTTCCTACATCTCCAAAATCTGGTACTCGGTACGGGAGTCGAACCCGTCTTTCCAGATTGAAAGTCTAGCGACCTAACCGATAGTCGAACCGAGCAAAAATAACCATATAGGAACACACTACTTGAACCTATGTTTCTCATCGTGTCCACACAGGCGTAATATGTTTTTATATGGTGCCCCAGAGGAGACTCGAACTCCTAAAATTTGGCTTCTAAGACCAACACGTATACCAATTCCGTCACCGGGGCAAAAACTGCAACAACTTTTTAAAGAACATGTCGTTAGTTAATTAACTAACTAAGCATCTAGTATAGCAAACAATTGAATTATTGTCTACCTGTGTTTTGTTGTTTTTACGCAACAAAACTTGCACGATTAGCAACAACTTGATCTGCTAGACCGTACGCAACTGCTTGCTCTGCTGACATAAAGAAGTCTCTCTCCATGTCGTGACGCAATTCTTCAAACAATTTACCAGCTGAATTATGATGTACATAAATGCCAGTAAGATTACGCTTCATCTCTAGGATTTCGCGCACTTGGATTTCCATATCCGTTGCTTGACCACGAGCACCACCGCTTGGTTGATGAATCATATGTCGAGCATTGGGCAAGATGAAACGCTTACCTGCCGCACCTGCTTGTGCTAGCAGAGAACCCATGCTACAGGCTTGACCCATAACAATAGTATTCACGTCCGGCTTGACGAACTGCATAGCATCATAAATTGCCATACCAGCAGTAACCGATCCACCCGGGCTGTTGATCCACAGGTTAATATCTTTGTCTGGATCTTCGCTTTCCAGATACAGAAGTTGTGCAACAATCAAATTAGCCATCTGATCATGTACTTCGCCTTCTAGTAGAACTACACGTTCTTTTAGCAGTCTGCTATAGATGTCGTAACTACGCTCACCTTTACTAGTTTGTTCTACAACCATAGGCACTAATGGCAATTTGTTCTCCTTGAAATTAATAATTGAATTATACTAAAAATTGCATTACGTGTCAACTGGCCGGTCCGGACGGATTCGAACCGCCGACGCCTGGTTTCGAAGACCAGCACTCTTCCACTGAGCTACGGACCGCGATTGGTGCTGCCTCCAGGTAACGATCCTGGTTCCTCGGATTTTCAATCCGTTGCTATGACCTCATCAGCTAAAGCAGCAAATTTGCTTGGTGCTCAAGGGTGGAATTGAACCACCTATTCATTCTTACCAAGAATGTGTTATACCATTTAACTACAAGAGCATGGGGTGTTATGGGGAATCGAACCCTCTCGCTCTGATTCACAGTCAGATATGCAACCACTACATCAATAACACCACGGAATTGGTCCGAGTGGAGAGGTTCGAACTCCCGACCCTCTGGTCCCAAACCAGATGCGCTACCAGGCTGCGCTACACTCGGATAAAACTTTTGGCAGGCGTGCTAGGGCTCGAACCTAGAATAACAGAGTCAAAGTCTGTGGTGTTACCATTACACTACACGCCAACATAAACATGGTCCTCAGAACAAGAATTGAACTTGTAATAATCGCTTATCAAGCGACCGTTATACCATTTAACTATCCGAGGAAAAACTTGGTGGTAATAGTTGGACTCGAACCAACGATAGGTTGCGTATGAAGCAACTGCATTAGCCACTATGCTATATTACCATATAGAAACACACTACGGATTCGAACCGCCTTGCTAGCCTGCTCCCCAGAGCGAGTGACATTGGAGTAACCCATAACACCTGCCGCGATACAGGCTCGTTACTCTATGCTAGTGTGTTTTTATATGGTAGGAGCACAGGGAATCGAACCCTGATTAATAGGTTAAAAGCCTACTACTTTAGCCGTTAAGTTATACTCCCATTCTTATACCGTACAGCTGAAACATCAATGCCGCACGTTTTTGTGCATTTTGATATGTGTAACCATATCTCAGCAAACCTATCTTGTCACTCTTGTCACTTTCCATAACAGGAACTCCTTAAAAAATGTCAATTGTATACTCATTTAAAATTTTTGTCAACCCAATACAAAAGTAGTAAAACTAATATTAGTACGCTCAAAGCCCCATGCCAGTTCTCCCAATTGTAATGGAGCAGGATATCGGGTTCGAACCGATGACCTACACGTTGGCAACGTGTCGTTCTACCACTGAACTAATCCTGCAAATCTTGGTCCTTCCGCCTGGATTCGAACCAGGGACGCTCTCTAATCTGGAGACAATGCCGGGTATAAGCCGGGTGTTTTACCACTAAACTACAGAAGGATAATAAAAAACCAGTACTTGTGGTATTCAAGTTTTGCCTTCACTGTCGTCATGGGATAGGAACGCTGTTCGTCTGGTTTAGTATTCTAAAACATACTATGCCACGCTCTGAACCTGGACTCTTAGTGGTATGTTTTAGAATACCCTGTGTTGCCACAGGATATGATAGGGTTATACCCTACCCAGGAGTCTTACTCGGCAAGTTGTCGCCATGCCATTCATGTATCCTGTCCGCCCGTTTGCAGTTTATAGTGATGCGCGACCTCGTTTCGCTAGCACTTAAAACAAAAAACCCTAGGGTTTTTAGTCCTAGGGTTCTATAGAATTTTGTGTTACTTACAACTAGATTCTATGTCCCCCTAGGGTCTGATTACTCTCACCGCGTGTAATATCAAACCAATAGGCTACCATTGCTGGTTTCCCTGCGGGTCTTTGTATTAACGAATGTGATAGTTTTGTATTCATCATAGTATCTATTGTATATTTATTTATCTTTGTTGTCAACCAGTGTTGTAAAAATACAACAATCAATCTTTCCAATTTTTGTATAAATTATCTACAAACTTATTTACCTCATTGAGGTCTTTTGTTTGCACATTCCAAACTGCGGCAGTATCAGTGTTTGCCAAATAGTCAACAAACTCTTTGTTGTTCACTGCACCACGCAAGCGTCCTAGTATACTAGAATCTGTAGTATTTGTCAAGATCACATGTTCAATCCTGAAGTCCGGAACAGACAGCTTGAATTTACGCCCAACATAGTTGGTGGCAGCAGGATCTGTGGTGTATAGACATTGTAGGTTGTCGCCTTGCTTTTTGGCCATACCGCTGCCAACATAGCCTAGATCAATGTCGCCGGCACGTAGTGCAACAATGATGTCTTGACTTCCGCCATAAGGCACAAATTTTACGTTTAGTCCGTTGTTGGCAAAGTCACGTTCATGACCTTGGCTGGCCAGCTGACTGGCAATACCCAGGGTGGTTCGGCTACTGCCTAGGTCGGCACTGCTACCAGCTTTTCTACAGATACTCATATGAGTTGTACCAATTAGAATAACCTGTTTGGCAGTTGCTGTTTTGATCGTGCAATTCATGTTCTTTTGTCTTGCACCAAAGTCCACGGAACTGCTGTAGACCAAGACAGCATCTTTGTTGCTGTTAAATGCGGCCACTGCATCTTCGCAGTCGCGAGCCTGATACCAGTCGGCTTGAACAGCATTTTTGTATGACATTGCAAACACCGTAGACGGGCTGGCTTTGTTTGCTGGATTGATTACTAAGACTTCGGCCTGTGCTGTGGATGCCAGCAACAGAGCAGCTACGAAAAATTTAAACATGACATCTCCTTAAAAATAGATATTATAGATTTGCAAGTACAACCAAATTAGTTTGTCGCCCAACACAATACTAAACAGCAACGGTATTGGATTTATTTCTTTGAACTTCAACCAAATGCCCAGAGCAGCAAATCCGGCAAGTAGCAGTAGATAGTGCAATGCATCAATTTCTGCAGAGAACAAATCAACAGCAACCAACACAGACACAATGGCTACCAATACAAATTTCATTCTGTGATGTAATTGTAGTACCAAGTTGGCATAAAAGTCAATCAGTCTAGTACTCAGGAAGTAGTACACTATCAAGCACACAGACACAGTCACACAAACCAGATCAAGCACAGACATGCCGGTGACGAAACTGGAATTCCAAATTACATCGGGAATAAAAAAACTTCTAATATCAGACAGGTTTGACATCAAAATAGTATTTTGATTGATAGGCAAAGCAAACGCCAACAACGGAATAGCACAAGTGATCACAGATGCATTGTTGGCTGTTTCGGCTGCTGTAATACGTTTTTTGACGTCTGGTCCAGCAGCATGATAGGCCATGTTTGCAGCAATGCTGGCACTGGGACCAGGTATCAGTCCTGAAAACATGCCCAGCAAGCTGGACTTGATTGTTGACCATATGTCAAAGGTCTTATCTGCTACGGGTGCATAGCCTGACACTTTGGCGGTGGGTTTATGGAATTGCCCCACAATCTCAGGAATTATCAATGTTCCCAACAGCACAAGGAAAAATGTATAACCGTGAAATATTTTTTGTACCAGGAACCAAGTGTCGTTGATGGCGTAGTTGTGTTGCGGACTGATCGTCAATCCCAACGCGATCAAAAACACAGTCCAGACAACATTTTTGTTCAAGAACAAAAAACTCAACACAGTTATGGTGTAAATCACAATCTGAAACTTGACGCTGGCCAAGTAGGGCATGTTTTCCAAGTTCACAAACTGCAAACACACATACACAAACATGGTGCCCAGTATACCTGCTATCATGCTGCCCAACGCAGTATCATGCAGTAGACTGTTTTTTTCGCTGTGAGTCAGTTGATCAAGATCCTGCAAGTAGATCAATGAACTTTCTTCCCCGGGTATCTTGGTTGTTATAGTGGCCACGCTGCCAAAGAATTGACTGCCTGATACCACAACCAACCAAAACGTGATCAGATGCTCCACTGGCATGTTGCTGCCAAAATAGTAAAGGATAAAAGGTCCGATGTAGACCGGTAAGGCCGGCAACAGACCAGTTAAGATGCCCACTGCCAGTGCAGCCAACACTACTAGAGAAAATGATATCACGGATTGGTTTTTGAAAATGTGTGGGCCGTTAAGACCCACACAGTGCTACGATTATTGTAAAGCTGAAGTTACAAGCAGGTATCTGATTCTGTCAACATAGTTAGAACTAAAGTAGTCTTGATACTTGTCGTAGACCACTTTGGTAGCTTCTTTGAACTTGTCTTTTTCGCTGTCCAACATGTAAGTTACCTTGATGCCATCGTGTTCGGCACGACGCTGAGTAACTTTGATGTCATCCAGACTTTCAGCACGTTCAATGTGTGCTGCGCTCAGTGCTGCATCTGCAAAAATTTGTTGTGTTTCTGCGTCTAGGCTGGCCCAAAGTTGTTTGTTCATGACGATAGTGGTCAAGAACAAACTGTGTTCGGTGTGGTTGATCACACTAGCAACTTCGTTTTGGCGCATAGAATAGATTCTAGGATATGTGCTTTCGCCTAAATCCACATCGCCTTCGCCCAGTGCGTCTGCAAGTTTTTCAATTGCAATAACCACTGGGTCTGCTCCCACTGCACGGAATGTGTCTTCGGCAACTGGGCAATGTGCTACACGCACACGCTGACCTTTTAGTTTGTCTAGTGTGTCTAGTACTTCGTTACCGACGATAGCACGGAAACCACCCGAGTAGGTAAATGCTAGGCCTTGAATGTTTGATTTTTGTGCAAGACCAGTCATCAATTCCTTGCCAATGTCACCGTCAAGTACTGCGGCAGCATGTTCGTGATCACGGAAGATAAATGGCATGTCTAGCACAAACATGTCTTTGTCAATGAGACCCAATGTAGTTGTGTACATTTGGCTCATTTCAATAGTACCATCGTTGACCAGATCCATAATTTTGTAGCGATCTAGTTTTTGACCGTTGTTGTATTTTTGTTCAAAATCAGTTAGGCCAAGCACTTCAATGTTGATTGCACCTTGAGTTTTGTCTGCCACTTCACGGCTAAATTTTTCAGCAGCACGTAAAAAAAGATCGTAGGGCTCATGTGCTAAAACCCAGCGAATAGTTCTTACTGTTTTCATGTTATTTCCTTTGTTGTTTTAGATTGGAGCTCGTAGATTATCTACTTACGGTCGGCGTTATGTTGTATCACAACAAAAAAGAGTACGTACTCCCCGTCGATTTTTGTCCGGCGTCAACTGCTTGTTGGCGCTGCATATTTTTATTTATCTTAGAATTTAGAATGATCGTTAATTCCAGTAGACTGGTAGTCTGCAGGGCCTAAATAATAAAACGGACTTAAAAACCCTACAAAACCTACTGGACGTCCCATTTCGTTGTTAAAAAACTTTGGATCAATTTTATCAACTAATAGTCCTAGCCCAGCTTGCCAAGTTTTATACACTTGGGTTTCTGTAAAGTTGGTATAAAACCAGTGATCCATTTCGTTGTAAAAACTGTTAGTGGGCTTGTTGACCTGGAATGTAGTTGGATCGTATTCAGGGTAAATCAAGGGTTTTATTACTTGTTCATAAGTGGTACGATGTGCAATGCTGTGATTTGGCCAGCGTACCAGATACTGCAATGGTTTATTCTGTGGCAGCATAAACCAATTTTTAATTATGTGTGCCTGCTTGTGTAAGATCTCAGGAAGATCTGGACTCCAGTAAAAGTACTCATTGGTAATGTTATCGTAGTCGCCAACTACAGAATTAGCAGTATTGGCCTGTAGGTCCAAGAAATAAAGGTACCACTTCTTGTCCTTGATACAGATTTTAGGTTTGTCAATTCCGTAAAGCACACAGATATTTTTACCTCGATCAGCATCCCGACGATGATCTTCGTGCCCAAAGTTATCATGTTTGAAACTGTGTCCGGGTTGAAAATAATCCTTGGTTTTAAAGATCCACGATTCGTCTAACCCAGTATTCAGCATGTTTTCTGAATAGTCGTGCATGGTAATTTTTACACGTGGAAAATTAGTAGCTACCCAATTTAATATAGGTTTGGCTGCAAAATCCCATTCGCTTAGAGTATTTTCAGCTTTGTAGTTAAATGGGTCATTGTGGACATTTTTTTCGCCGGTCTTGGGATAGCGGAATACCACTTCATCTAGATGAATATTGTTATGCAGAAATGCGTATAGTGCTGTAGTGCTGTCTCCACCACCGGAAAACTCTAGTCTAATCCAATCATATTGATCACGCAGTTGTTGGGCACGTATACGATACAGTTCCTGTATAGACACTGATGGCTCGACTTCCCAATTGATTTGATCAAATACAGATCGATTAAAGTTCCATTCAGGGAACTCGTTGGTTACAGTTGATCGCATGAGTGCATCAACTTTGATGTAGAACTTTTCTTGCCCAACCATGTAAAAGCCGAGCTTGTCGTTGTTTTCTATTTTAAACACAGATAGGATGATTGAAATTTGTTGATGATGTATTATTACTTATTTGCTAGCAAAAGTCAATAAAAAATCCACCCGAAGATGGATTTTGTTTGAGCAGAATCGAATTAACGATTTGCAATATACATAGTGATTTCGAAACCAAAACGCATATCTTGTGCTGCGGGTGTAGTCCATGCCATGTTAATTCTCCTTGTTAAGTTAACATACTGCATTAGTATGTATCATTATTATATGCTATGTTGCGGTGCAATCATATCCTGATAATCATGATTTTACCTTAGTGGAATTAGCTAGGACTCGGTATCCTTTACCATCTGGATGTACTCGATCTTTTTCTAAACTTGTGATTGGAAGAATAGTATCTCCGTAGCTTTCGGCTACTATCTTTACCATTTCTTGCACATCGGGTTTAATAGCAGGTATGATCCAAAACACACGATCGGCCTGTACACGGTCTCGCAGTTGTTGCAATTCCCACATAGTACGTATATTTTTAGTATCGTTGCTGCCCAGACTGATAATAACTGTCTTTGCTGCAACTGCATTGCCAGCATTTTTCTTATTCCAATCACGACTGTTGATGCCACTCTTACTTAAACTCACACACTCTGGTCTGAAATGTGCAGTACCAACAGCTATACTATCACCTACAATCATACATTCAATCATGCTGTTCCTTTAGTTTCGAATTAGGTAATCAAAAGCACCAAGTGCGGCATTTGCACCGCTTCCCATGCTAATAATAATCTGCTTATAGGCAACATTGGTACAATCACCTGCGGCGAAGATGCCTGGTACGTTTGTATCGTTGTGACCATTTACAACAATCTGTCCAAAGCGATCCTTTTCCACGTCCACAAACTCTGTGTTAGGCACTAGACCAATTTGCACAAACACGCCGTCAAGAGCAAGATAATTTTCAACATTAGTGCTACGTTCAATATACTTGATTCCGTTGACTTTGTCAACTCCTGTGATTTCTTTTACCTGCACATTTTTATGAACTGTTACATTCGGTAGGCTATACAATCGATTCTGTAGAACTTGATCTGCTTTGAGATCGGGCATGAATTCAAATACAGTTACGTGCCCAACAATACCAGCTAGGTCAATAGCAGCTTCAACACCACTGTTACCACCACCAATTACTGCCACGTGCTTGCCCTTAAACAATGGGCCATCGCAATGTGGGCAGTATGCTACACCTTTGTTCTTAAACTCAGCTTCACCAGGAACTCCTAGATTGCGCCAACGAGCACCTGTGCTGATGATTACAGTCTTTGACTTTAACTTTGCACCGCTTTCAAGTTCAACTTCAATCAAGTCGCCTTTGGTAATACTCTTGGCACGTTGCAAGTTCATAATGTCAACATTGTACTCTTTAACATGTTCTTCAAGTTGAGCTACAAGTTTAGGCCCTTCAGTGTACTTGGTACCGATAAGGTTTTCAATCCCCATTGTGTCCATAACTTGTCCACCAAAGCGTTCAGCAACAATACCTGTGCGGATACCTTTACGTGCCGCATATACTGCCGCACTAGCACCAGCAGGACCTCCACCTACAACAAGTACATCATACTCTTTGCCGTTAATGTCTGACACATCTGCTTGGCTACCCATCTTGGCTAGAATTTCTTCTAGTGTCATACGACCACTACCAAATGCTTCACCGTTAAGTTCGACAAATGGAACTGCCATAATATTCTTAGCGGTTACTTCGTCTTGGAATGCTGAACCATCAACCATTGTGTGACGGATGCCAGGGTTGAGCACACTCATAATATTAAGTGCTTGAACAACGTCTGGACAGTTATGGCAACTCAGGCTGATGTAAGTAGTGAAGTTGTAGTCACCACGAATGTCTTTGATCTGGTCAATGACTTTATCATCTACTTTAGGCTTGCGTCCGCTAACTTGTAGTAGAGCCATTACAAGACTAGTAAACTCGTGTCCCAATGGAATACCAGCAAATGCGATGCGGTCCCCAATTTGGAAACTAGGAGTTCTTGCCAGCTGTGTAGACTCTACCGTAATCTTGTTGGACATGGCAGCAATTTCATCGACAAGTGCTACCATGTCTCTAGATACGGCATCAGAGCCAGCACTTACCTTAATGACAATGTTGCCTTCCATTAAAGCAAGATACTGTTCAAGTTGTTGCTTGATTGTTGCGTCTAATGCCATTTCTTTCTCCTTAGATCTTACCAACTAGGTCAAGGCTTGGAGCAATAGTTTGTGCGCCTTCCTTCCACTTAGCAGGGCATACTTGCCCTGGGTTAGCGGCAGTGTACTGTGCTGCCTTTAGCTTTCGCAGGGTTTCACTAACATCGCGAGCAATTTCGTTACTATGTACTTCAGCAGTTTTAACATGACCTTCAGGATTGATAATAAACGTTCCACGTAGTGCTAGTCCTTCTTCTTCGATGTGTACACCAAAGCCACGTGTTAGTGTATGTGTTGGGTCGCCAACTAATGGAAACTGTGCCTTGCCTACTGCTGGGCTTGTTTCATGCCATACTTTGTGACTGAAGTGAGTATCGGTTGTAACGATATAAACTTCTGCACCTGCTTTTTGGAATTCAGCGTAGTTGTCTGCGGCATCTTCAACTTCTGTTGGGCAGTTGAATGTAAATGCGGCAGGCATAAAAATGAATACATTCCATTTTCCTTTTAATGTTTCATTTGAAACTTCAACGAACTTGCCGTTGTGGTATGCTTGAGTCTTGAACTCTGGTACTGGTTTGTTGATTAATGACATTTGATTCTCCTTTAAAAATGTTTCAATATGCTAGTATTATATATCCTAAAGAAACCTATTGTCAACGTGGTTTTAATAGATTTTTACCGAATATTTTTTTATTGCTGTTATAGAAATTTTCAATTAACTGTACTCATATGGTGTATCGTCCTCGTCGTAATCCACCTCTATTACGTCCGAGCTACTATCATACTCTTGGTAGTAATGCTCGTTTGGTACCATAATTCGAAACTGATTGGCATACTTTAACGCCGCCATCAGCACTTCATTTTTATCCAATAGGTCACACACAATAAAGCCACTACTACAGGCACCTCGGATATGTTTGATCTTGCTGTGTTGGAATTCTCCATCAACTAAAGCCGTATGGAATTTGCCATATGCTGATGCAATAATGCGAGCATGTACTATCTTAGGGTGTTTTAGGAAAGCGTCTGTTAATCGAAGTTCTGAAATCGTAGCATTGTTTTCTTCATCAATGCTTAGTTTGCACTTTTTAAACTTGATTGCACCTTTGGTGTGTGCATTGTCTGGAGTTTCTTTGGTAGTCCAGGCTATGTTTGCCGAAACATGATTAACGTAAAAGGTTACACCATGTGTCTTGATTACCCACATCGGCACGGTTGGGTCTTCTAAGTGTTTTTTGTTAAAATGGAACACTAGGTCCTTACATGCATATTCAATCTATTTCATTTTAGTTTCCTTTAAAATTGTATTTAGTAGTGGTGCGCTAGGTGGGAATCGAACCCACGCATCTGAAGTTTTAGAGGCTTCTGCTGTTCCATTTAGCTACTAGCGCATTAAAAGAAAGGCAGCATTGCGCTGCCTTTGTTACTGAGTTGACGTAGAATTAGTCAACTAGGCCCATTGCAATGGCTTTGTAGCCAGCTGCAACGATCTTACGGCTTGCACGACCATGACGGTATTCAGTTACACGAACGCCGTTACCTGCTTTGCGCTGGTTTGCATACACAGGGAAACCTGCGTGACGAATTTCGCTAATGGTAGCCGTTGGGTTCTTGATGCTAAAACGTTTAGCAATCTGGCTAGCAGTTAGGGTCTCACCGTCAAGGACGAGAGCGCGGAATAGTTTACCTTGTTTTGTGTTTAGATCAAACATCTTAAATATCTCCTTATGTAAGTTAAGATAGCTGTACGACAGCATTCAAGTATTATATGCGAAAGTTTAGGAAATAGCAACAGGTTATTTTACCGTTTTGTTGATCTTCTTTTCCAAACTCCAAGAGCCATCACCTCGGTCAGTCCAGGTCAAGGTATCACCTTCCAGCCATCCTGTTTCTTTGAGAAAGTCTTCTGGGAAGGGTAAGATAAGATCTCCGGTCTCAGGATCTTCTTCTAGTGTTATAGTCCAACGTTTATCCAATTTTGCTTATCTCCGTAACATTGGCTAGTTTAAAACTGCGCCACTCATTTTTATCTGTACACCAAACACTCATGTTGTCAGGATTGGCTTTTTTAGCGCGAGGCTGTTCACCTTCGGCCAATACCTTAGGTTCTGGCGCTGGCGGTACAATCGTTGCGTCTAAAGTACAAGGCATGGTACGCAGTTCTCCGTTGACCTTAGTAAAGGTGACTTCGCAGACGCCTTGGCGAAGAAGATCTGCAATTACTGATCTGCGGTCATCGATGGTTCGATCCGGGCCGAAGGTGTAGCTGGTTTGACGCATTTGTTATATCCTTTGATGATTAAAAATTTAGTTAATTGAAACATACCCATGCAAAACAGTATAGCCAAAAACAGTACTGGAAACACTATTGCAAAGGCAAAAATTAAGATAGTTTTTATAAACTTCATTTGGCTGTTTTTTCTACATAAACAGGTTTGATCAACTCGTGCAGGCGATCTGCACACTTGCGTAGATCCTCACTGAGTTGGCCTGAGCCAATCTCTTGTTCAACTTGAGAGGCCAGGTAGTGCAGTTGTACAACGGCATCTTCCATGATCATGATTTTAGTTCCTTTAGCAACCAATAGTTCATTTAAATTCTTTCGTTCATTACCAGCTCCACTTAAAAATAACTTCCTCATCATAGGGGAAATGTTCTTTTACGACCTTACGCATAGCATCAACTAAATCATCTGTCCAGTTAGGATCCGTATGATTGTAAGTACGATATTTGCCATTGGCCCACTCACGTAATCGCTCTTTATAGTAGCCCCATTCTTCGTCATTGTCATGCTCGTTAAACCACATGCTTTGATAACTGTCATTGTGTAGCTTCTCTCCCCACAACTCTAGATAGGCGTGCCAATAGTTACGATAATCTTTTGAATCTAACACACCTACCCACTTGCCATCTTTGAAAGAGCCACCATGCAATCCATGTAATGGTTCAATACCTTTAGCAACCAATAGTTCATTTAAATTCTTGAGCAGTTCAGGCCCAACATCTTCTTGCCAATCGTATGTTTCAACTGTTTGTGTTTTCATCTTTTAAGATACTCCACATTTCTTTTTTATGTTCGTTAATATAAGCATTTGCCACCATCAACATAAACTCAGCATGTTCAATGCTGGTTGGGATAACAACCTTGACACCTCGCTCAATTTCCTCAAGTAGGATTAGTTTTTCAGTGTCAGTATATGGAATCATTTGTCATCCCTAAATCTAACAAATCGTAGAAAACGCAAACTATAAGTACCATCACGATTTTAGTTCCTTTAGCACCAATTCCTTGGCACGATCATTTAATGACTTCTGTTCAGCTTCGTAGATATACTGTGTCATGTCAGACATGAATTCTAACATGGCTGCTTTGCCTTCCGCAGTCCAGTGGCTGTAAGATCTTCCTACCGAACTGTGATAAAAGTAGCGCCGGTTCTGCATCATTTCACTGACGCCACCATACATGAGTTCTTTGATTGCTTGCTTTTCCATATTAAATTTTCTCGCCAACTTCAAACCCGCGGAATCGGATGAAACGCGGAAAACGCAACGAATAAGTACCATCTTGATTTTGGGTAATAGCATCTGCTCTTACCTCAACCACTTGACCAATGATACGGTCACGATTGCTATAAAACTCAATTCGATTATCATCGCTAAAACCACTACCAACATTGACGGTAATGTCTTTCCCGTCGTCTTGTCCGGAGCAAACGAGAGCTCCAAGTCGTCCCACGTTTCGGCCAGTGCCCTCTTCAATTGCTTGAACATTTAGACTCACCTCAATAAATGGTTTAAGTTTAAGCCATGCCACACTACGTTTACATTCATAACCAGCATCAGGATCTTTGATCATGATACCTTCGTAGCCGCCGGCCACTGCATGTGTATTGATCATTTTAAAACGAGCTTGACCTTTATGGGTGTCAAGGTCAACCAGCTCTTGTCCAACAATAGTTATATTAGGACATTGTGCTCCGTAGTAGTTGTGCCAATTGACCAACAGTTCGCTACGACGTTGTTGAGTGGTATTGCTGTGACCTGCTTCAAACTCGGTCAAGGTCAACATGTCAAACAGGTTAAGCACCGCGTCAGTACTTTGTACATCACTTTTACGATGCACCTGCTTCATCAAGTCTTGGAAACTACTGCTCATGATTTCGCCATCGAACACCATGTCATCGCTGAAACCGCCAATGCTGGCAACCAGTTCAAACTGTTTAACAATATGTGGAAAGTTTACAAGCTCTTTACCATTGCGGCTAAACATATCAACACGGCCGTCGCGACGTACAATGGTAATAACTCTGACACCATCCAATTTGACTTCAATGAGTTTTTTGCCTGCGACTTTTGATTCATGATTGGCACTGTCATGAGCAAGCTGACAACCAAAAACAGGAATAGTATAATTTGCGTACTTCTTTTCTACTACCTTGTTAATGGTCTTTTCGCTCACGCCACAACGCAGATCCTTGATTAGTATGCGTCGATACCAACCATTCCACTCACGCTCAGTGGCTTGAGCCATCAGTTGTGCAACGGTATCCCGTGCAGAGTTGCCGGTGATTGTACGATCAATAAAACCGCCGATGTTAATAATAAAATTATCCCAAGACAAACCAGGGCCGTTCGCATCTTTTTTCTCCGGTATTTGTTTAAGTCCAAAAGTGATCATGGGATCCAGTGCTAGCCTGCATCCTTCGAAAAATTCATCATTGCCAGATTTGGCCTGTTCAAGAATAATTGCTTCTTTGTTCAAACGGCTGGCATGATCTTCCAGCGTGGATATTACCAGGTAGCAAGGATCAGGCATTCTTGAGCTCCGTTATGTGACGACAGTTTCGACGAAATTGGAAACCCGGGCATGAGCAGGTCCACTTTGATTGATTACGTATTACATTATACACAGATCCGCGACTGCCGTCAACCTGCCATTCTTGGATGTCGTTTTTTGCCAGCTCGAGCTCGGCTCGACTGCCATCCATGTACTCTAGTGCAGTAACCCGTTCCATGGGAATTTCACGGATGGCAACATCAGAGTCTGCTACCAGCAGGCATACGCAGTTTGGAGGAGTATGTTTGGTCTCTTGCAACACTGTACCAGTCAGCTGAGTGCTAACCAGTTGACCTTCGTAGCCCAGCACATGGCTAGGGAAGGCAAAAGTAATAGCAATTTTGCTACCAATTTTGGGTTTAGAGTATTGTGTATTCATGCCATTATTATAGCAAAATACAGAATTTAAGTCAACCAAAAAAGTGTTGCAAAATTACTACTATAATTGTACTGTAGGATTGTAGTTTATAGTGGGATCACTGGTATATCTAGCATGCCAAACTGCCCAGTCTGGGTCAATTGGAATGTCCAATACCGTAACGCCCGGTGCCAATGTAGTTTTCACGCCAGTATCAAAAGTGAGGGTGGTACCAACAGCAGGAACATAAACTGTTTCTTTGATTATTTCCTGTTGCATTAATCCGGCGTCGATATAACTCTTGGTCAAAGCCAAATTTCTACTTTCGGCTTCTAGATAGTCTGCATATTCTTCTGCTGTCAACACCGCTTGCGCCCAGTCACGTATTGTAACTGGGGCATCGTTTATATTGGTATCGATATTTTTTTGTAATTGAACTGTCATGACTTGAATAAATTATGGAGTTTCGTCAACCCAAACTGGCATTTTATATGTGAGATTTGGGTCTTGTTTCATTACTTCCGCCCATTTGGTATAATTGGGATGAAATTCAAATTTTGCAGTGGCATTAGGAAAAGTGAGTTTTTCTCCTAGTTTGACCACAAGTTTTTGTCCTGTCCCCAATGTTACTTCTTCTACTAGATCTTCAATAACAATATTACCAGCATTGACTTCGCTGACAACAGAATTAACCGCCTGCTCTATGTCAGTTTGAAACTGCACAAGATCGGCTCCGGTTAATCTTTTATATCCCCAATCTACTTCATTGACTAACTCTTTATCACCATTGTTATTTAATAAATGACGATATGCGTGATATACGAATGCCATTACTGTCTCCTAAACATTTAATGTATTTATTTATGCGTAAAAAGCTCAAAAAAATAGGACCCGAAGGTCCTATTACTATTTTGGTTAACAAGGCATAGATGCCCCGTGGTCTAGAGTTTCTTAGGCTGCTAGTAAAACTGCTGAGTCATTTGCAGCAACACGGCCTAAAAAGGCTGCTTTGCTCATGGTGACTTTTACAGTACCAGTTTTTGTATTTGCTTTTGCATTTACTTGGTTTGCGTCTACGACCGGGAGTCCCCTGTCCTACGGCTTCTGCTTTGCCGAGCTGTCCACTCTGTTACTATTTGCCCTGTCGAAACCATGGCAGGCCCATCAAAAACACACATTACTAATCAATACTCGCATCTAGACCTTACGCCCGCAAGCGGTAATAAAATTACTTATCTAGCAGCAGACTCACGTTCATAGTAACCACTTGTCTACGTGTTGTGTGCTTTTGGTGGACCTGGCGGGAGTCGAACCCGCGTCCAGAACACCGTTCTCTTTGCTTCATACAGCAATAACTTACAGTATATATTTATTTGTGGGTGGTGTCAATGATTGATTATACCGGATCTGTGAACACCAACTGTTGGCCACGCATCATAACATTATCGCCATTTGTTATGTCGTTTACTCCAGCACCGTAGGCAATAATTTCAACAATAGATGCGACCACTGGAATTAGGCCTTTGTTTGCAACAGCAAACGGTACCAGATCGGGATAACGTTTTTTCATCACATTTGAAATACCATGGGGTGTGACAACAGGTTCGTCTTCGGCATCAATGGTACATTCATCAATGAGTTCAGATATCATGTGTATAATATCTTTTGCATTGCCCGTTGGCTCAAGTTTTTCCATACGAATAGCAAGGATTCCTGGAACAACCTGCACTGGCTTTGCGCTGATAAAACGAGGTACAAACGGATTGCCTTGCAGTTGTAGGCTGGCCTTTAGCCACTGCATGTATGCTTTATCAGTTGCACTAAAAGTCTTGAGCACATAGTCCAACTTGGGATGCGCCCAAACTGTGGCAAAAGATCCTGACCCAAGTGGAGTAAAGCCTTGATTGATCAAGGCTGTTTTGTAATCATTGGTAGCCAGTGATTGCTTAACACCTACTAACTCTGTCAGGAGTTCATTTATTTTCATTGTCCGGCCTAATCTTTAAGAGCATTGTTATTTAAGTCAACATCTGTCAATTGTTGTCGTAACCATTCTTGTGCTTGATCTTCTGAGTCAAAATACGGGCTAACTATTTTACCAACGGAGTTGTCTCTCCAAAAGTAAGTAGTTGTGTTGGTCCATCTATCAACAATAAAATCAAGAGTCATTGTCAACATATTTATAAAAAAAGCCCGCCGAAGCGGGCTTTTGCACACTTGCCGTGATTAAGCGGCTTGTGTGTCTTTGGCAGTAGCACGGGCTTTGATAGCCTCCATGCTAGGCTTGGTGCCTTTTACCTTGACTGTGCCAACGTCGTTGTATTTGGCATCTGCGGCATCAATTGCAGCCGCGTACTCAGCGTTCTTGTACAGATCGCTGGATTTAAGGAAGGTGACCAGGGCACCTTTGGTCATGGCCTCAGGCAGCTCAACCAGATTAATATCTGTGTCAGTCTTTGCCAGAATCTTGACACGGGTCATGTCATTAGCAAAGCGAACCTTGTATTGGCCTTTAGTTTTAGAAACGCCACCTACGGCAAAAGTCTTGTCAGTCATCGAAATACTCCTAAAAGTTAATTGAAAAACCAGGTCGCCTCACTGCAACCATACCACTAGTATACTGCCTTTTTGTTTTAGAGTCAACCTCTTTTTGGTAGGCAGTTTAACCAAAATCATCGGCTCAGTTCGGTTGCGGTTTCTTTGGTTTTATCCACCGCTTTGTCCAACATACGAGCAATACCTGCAAAACCAACTGTGGCTATAACAATGCCAAAAATGGTTCCGTAAACAAAAGTTCTCATGCTGCCTCCTGTGCTTCATGCAGGGCTTCGGCTAGAACAGTCAGTCGCTGGCTTATTGGACCAGATTCATAAGTGTCACCGCAGTACCAAACACCATCCCGCATGATGTAGTAATACTCGGCGCCACAGTCGTCACATTGTTCCAGGAACTCAGCAAATGTGTTAGCCACTCTGAACTCTGTATCCTTTTCGCCGCGGTCACGACCGTAAAAGGTACACATGTTGCCGAACTGTTTTTTGAACTCTGGATCGCTGAGTTCTTGCTGATCAAACGGGCTGAACGCATGCTTCTCACCAATTTCGGCTCGCAGGCTTGACATGTCGCCTAGTGCTACCAGATTGTTGGCCTTGGCCGAATCATAGTGCTCTTGCAGAATGCGGCCATTGAAGTCCAGCTGGCCGTCCCAATGACAGTAGACGCTTTTGACTCGGTCGCCGTGCATAACACCAATGCGTGAACGTGTTCCCATTTTAGTTGTACCCCAATTCATAGTTTTCGGGCTGGAGCAGATCTGCTTCCAGGACGGCGTCGTGATAGGTAGTTGCACCTAGCACAATTTCTTCACCATTGAGAAAACAAGCCACGTAACTCTGCGATTCGGGTTTGTATTCAACGTCAATTAGAAAATTACTCATATGCGGCCTCCTTTGCGTAGTTTACATCACTGTCAAAAAATGCTGTACCAAGTTGCGTTTCTAACACATCGGCACGGGTTGGGTAATCACGAACAAGAATTCGGGCAAGCTCTTGCATGTCTCGGTTATTAAGAAATGCCAGGTCGTTTGCAAGTAGTTCTAGTCTGTTCATTTGCATCCTCGTTTAGTTACAATACAAGTATTATAGCAAAATGGGTAATTATGGTCAACCAAAAAGCCAACAAGCAAGCAAATATCCTGCAGAAATTGCACTAACTGCTCCAAAAAATAGCGAAAATAGCAACACTTCTACCAGGTAAGTTTCAATGAATTGCAACATTGTTAACCCCCAGAATCAATTTGATAGCGGTCACCACAGTGATCACAAGTGTACTCGGTCAAGCATCTGCCCACTGTTTGGCTGGTATACCGGTGTACACAAGGTGTACCGCTGTAGTCTATGCCCACTTCGCCAGTGGGACGACCAAACATGTATTGGCCACCGCAGTTGCGACATTCCAGAGTATCTGTTTTGGCATCGTAGCCAGCCAAGACATTTTTATATCGGGTCTCGCCAGCTGGCACACGACCTGATCCATTACATACAGGACAAACACCTTTTTCCATATTAACCTCTATTGATTGTGGTTTTGCTCAAACCGCTTAACAGTACCACAGCAAACCAAGTCTCTATGTTGTAGGGAATTGCTAGAGCTGGGAATAGTGTATTCAACGCCCAGATGCCTAACAGTGGACCGGAGATAATAATTGCTACAAGTAGCACCAACCACAAATATTCGTTACGTATTGTCATTTCAAACTCCTTTTTACTTACTATACTAATATTATAGCAAAATGGGTCTTTTTGGTCAACCAAAAAAATGTTGCTAAAATACAACACTATTAGAAGTCCAATTTGAATCGACCCGCATTGATGTCCAGTAGCATGGCATACCGTTGTTGCTTGCGCCATTTGGTTTTAGGGAGTGCCCAATTGTAAGCATCGGCGTAGTGTGACCTTTGTGCTTTGGTTCTAAGACTGGTAACCACCCATTGACTGTGATAACCATCTTGTACAAAATTATAAGCACCGTCGACAGTTTTTAATTTGAAACGATTATCAATATCGTAAGGATTGTCGCGACCAATAAGCAAACATTCGAAGCTTTCAATTACGGCCATGTTGGCTCGTTTTTCTTCACTAGCTCGATCCCGGTCCATTTTGCCACCAATGGCAACAAGGTCCTTGCCGCTGAGACCCAAGAGCTGTGCATAGGCAATCAGCTGTTCAATTTGATCCTGCTTTTCTGCAGGAAATCTAGATAGTTTAAAACTCATGATAATTTTGATAACCTCGACGTCTTGACTTTAGTGCAATAGCTTCAAACTCAGCCCAACTGCAATAGGCCCATTCTTCAGCAGAATCTGTGTGGCGGGTCAATGCTCGCCAAAATTGTTGTTTATTGTTCCTGGTCACCCGTGCCTTTGCCGCTGATTCAGTATCGTACAGGGCAACGGCACGTTGACGTTGGGTACTGTAAACTACAAAAGACAATGCTCAATCCTTTCTAAGCGGCACGCGGTTGTTGTGATTGTATTCTAGTTGATTCTATAACCATAACTCCGTAACGGCTGTGAAACTCATCAAAGGTAGTCGCTATATCAGGCCAGACCGGTACAAGTTTGTATGCTAACAAATAGCGAGCAATAGCTACCGGAAATACAGTATCACGATACCCGGGTGGAATACGTGTTAAACGTTCTAACACTTCTTGCTGTTTATGCTTACGCAAAAGATCGTAAACATCTGCGATGTCCTGATATGCTTCATCGTTTTCGTAGGCCCAATCGGCTACCTTGTCGAACTCACCAGGTTGGTGGTATGTAGAAGGACGCTCAAAGTTGGCATAGATAAACGTACACAACTCGTCCCAGCGGGCGCAGGCTTCCACAATCAGATCTTCTGATGCTTTGCTGTAATGTTCACCACCAGGAACTGCATTCATCAGTTCGATTGCATGGGTATATTTGTCAATGGTCATTATGCGGCCTCCAACATGTTGGCAGGCACTTTCCACAGCATGATACCTTCTTTGACTGTGACATACTTGATGGCCACTTTGGTAACGATACCGACCACAGTAACACCACGTTTGGTGCTGGTAAACTTGACTGTGTCACCTTTGACAAATTGGCGGATCTTTTGCTTGCCAAGTTGAGCCCGTGCATACTGCACCGCATTCACAATGCTGGTCAGCTCGTCGTTTGAAAAATCGCCAAACATGATTGCAGAATTG